AAGCCTTCTAAGTAATTTTAACTGGTGAAAAGGACTATATTATGAAGTTAGATACAAAGACTATCAACGTATTGAAAAATTTTTCGAGCGTCAATCCTTCGATGCTTTTCAAGGAAGGGAATGTGGTATCTACTATTTCTCCCAATAAGACTATCATGGCACGTGCTACTGTTCCTGCTAGTTTCTCGAATAAGTTTGCTATTTACAATCTTGGCCGTTTCCTCAGCACTCTTTCATTGTTTGAAGATCCAGATCTTTCATTCACTGATCGTTACGTAAAGATCAGCGACAGCACTGGTCGTAGCGTAAACTATACTTTTGCTGATGAGACAACGATTAAGACTCCGCCAGATAAGGAAATTAAACTTCCTTCTGTTGACGTAACATTCCAGCTTACTAATGCTAATCTTACTGACATTCTTAAGGCTCTTGGTGTTCTATCACTTCCTGAGTTCGCAGTAGTTGGTGATGGTTCGAATGTTTCTCTACAGGCTATCGATTCGAAGAATCCATCTGGCGATGTTTATAGCATTGATGTCGGTAAAACGGATAAGAATTTCCGTGCTATTTTCAAGGTAGAAAATATTAAGGTTATTCCTGGAGATTACACAGTTAATCTTTCTTCAAAGGGTATCTCTCATTTTGAAAGTCCAGAAGCTGAATACTGGATCGCCATTGAAGCTACTTCAACTTTCTAAGTTGACTTTATCATCGGGGAAGGGTAATATAATACTCTTCCCCTTTTTATTATGGAGACTGTGAATGTTAGACCAATTTTTATGGACAGAACGTTATCGTCCACAAACTATCGCGGATACTATCCTGCCTGTTGAACTCAAGGCAGTATTTCAACAGTTTGTTGATCAGGGAAATATCCCAAATCTTATCCTTTCAGGTTCAGCTGGTGTTGGTAAAACGACAGTGGCTAGAGCCATGCTTGAACAGTTAGGTTGCGATTACATTATTATTAACGGAAGTATGAATGGTAACATCGATACGCTTCGCAATGAGATCCTCAACTTCGCCTCTTCGGTTTCCCTCAGCGGTGGAAGAAAATACGTTATTCTTGACGAGGCTGACTATCTTAACGCAAACTCCACACAGCCAGCCCTCCGTAACTTCATGGAGGAGTTCTCGCGGAATTGTGGGTTCATTCTTACATGTAACTTTAAGAACAGAATCATTGAGCCACTTCATTCTCGGTGTTCAGTAATTGACTTCAAGATCAGTAAGTCCGACATGGCTAAGTTGGCTGGACAGTTTTTCAAACGTGTTCAAGGTATTCTTGAATCTGAACAAATTACATTTGATAAAGCAGCCGTTGCAGAAGTTATTCAGAAGCATTTTCCTGATTGGCGACGTGTTCTTAATGAACTTCAGCGTTATGCTGCTACAGGTAGTATTGATGCTGGTATTCTTACTAACATGACAGAAATTTCTGTCAATTCATTGATGGATTTATTGAAGACTAAAAACTTTACTGAGATCCGCAAATGGGTTGGTGAAAACACTGATAATGATCAAAATATGATTATGCGAACCATTTATGATAGTGCATCGAAATATTTTGATACTCCTGCTATTGCTGAATTAATTCTTATCCTTTCTAAGTATCAGTACCAAGCTGCTTTCTCTGCTGATGCTGAAATTAATCTTACTGCTTGTCTTATTGAAATTATGATGGGAGTTCGGTTTAAGTGAATCCATTTGACATAGTAACAGATATCTCTTTGAATAAAAAGAGATTGATTGATGAAACGAATCAGAAAGAATATTCGCCATTTATGGTCAATAGGGCTTTATCATATTATATTGATACTATCATGTATGCAAATGATATGAATATCAATCACCATGTTGACAAACTTATGCAACATGATTATTTGTTCTATTCTATCCGTAAAGCTAAACGGTTTTCTAAATGGGCTAAGAAGAAAAAAGATTCAGATATCGAATTAATTCAAGAATATTATGGTTATAGCTATGATAAAGCTAAAGTAGCTGTTTCAGTTCTTACTGATGATCAAATAAAGATAATCAAGAAAAAACTCGATAAAGGTGGAGTATAATATTACAATGTTAAATAAAATAAATAATAACAATAAGAAACGTAATAATGAGGCATTTTATGAATATTATAGAATCACTATTGGAGGTGAAGATAGGTGAAGAAGAAGATTTTCTAAAGATTAAAGAAACTCTTACACGCATTGGCGTAGCTTCCCGTAAAGACAAAAAACTATATCAGTCTTGCCATATCCTTCATAAACAAGGTAAATATTTTATCGTACATTTCAAAGAGCTATTTGCTCTTGATGGAAAACCATCTAACTTCAGTGATGAAGATAAAGGTCGTCGCAACACTATTGCTGTTCTTTTGGAAGAGTGGGGTTTAATTAAAATTGTTGAACCTGAAAAATTTATTGAGCCAAAAACTCCAATGAATCAAATTAAGATATTGCCTCATAAAGAAAAAAATGACTGGGAATTAGTAGCCAAATATAATATTGGCCGCAAAAAATAATTGAAACCATAGTGAGATTTATATTATGTTTAGTGTGAAAAAGAAAATTAAAACTACTTCCGACGAAAAAATTGAACAACTCATTGCAATTCTTTATCCACCAATGCAGCTGGAAGAAGAAAATGGTGTAAAGTTTCACATTGATTATTCAGTCGATGCTAATCTTGATGCTGTAATATCAGATCTTGAAGATGGCCACAATGATAAGGTTGCTCAAGATACTTTGAAAGATGTATCAAACAGATTATTTAAAGTTCGAAAATTGTTAGAAGCATATCGCGAACTAGATAAAAATGCACAATACATTATTGTCGATAACATGAAAAATGATGAGGAAATTCGCCATGCCGAATGAAAAAATTCCATTTGAACTTGATAAGCTATTTGATTCGATTGAGACAATGATTGATGCCCAAGATGATATTTGGCATGAAGAGCAACTAGAAAATCATCGTGCTGTTCAGCTGCTGAAAGAAAATGTTTACAGGCCAACCAAAAAAGAGGCCAAACGGGCATTCGAATCGGCGGTAAAAGAAATCGTTAGAGAAATGTTTAAAAATCGCCTTAACATTCGTCTTTAACCTAAAAACTCCAGTGATATCAACGATACTTTTTTCTTGACATTTTTGATTATCTAGGCTATACTGATAATATGATGATTGATGAAAAGGGAAATGATATGGATCAGGTTGATATTCAAGCTCAAGATACCTCGGGTGTATGGCGTACGTATCACACTACTCAAAATCAACCACAAAAGGTTTTGATTGAAATGCAAAGCCTAAAGAGAAATAATCCAAATTTTCGTGTCCGTGCAGTAGATAAAAGTGGCCGTTTAGTCGATATGCTTGGATAAGTTGGCTAAATAAAACATGACTAATAAGGAACTAACTATGCATCTACAAAATAAAAATCTTTTCAATTGTGGCAACGGAGAATATTCACCGATTGCAAAAACACGTTGGGAGATTATCGCCTGAGAAGAATCTAAAACAAAAATGATTTTTCTCAGGGAGCAACAAAAAAAGTTGCTCCTTTTTTATTTTGTTCTTTACTTTTAAGTTTTTTTAGGCTATACTGATAATAGTTGCTGATTGAAATTGTTAAATTCAACGTTGAGATAACTTCGGTTATCTCTTCATAGATACTACACAGGGTACCGTGCATGGACGCATGTACTACGGATGATAGGGCCATCTTGCCATCCTAAGACAACCTGATCAATGGCTAAGGACGGCAGCAACCGACTCCAAAATTCGATTTTATGTAGTATCTTTGAAGAGATAATTGTAGCAGTTTGGCACTGCTGGTGAAGCACCTACGGAGATGGTAGGGGAGCAGATGAGCAATCATCTAACGAAACAAATGCCAATAAATTTGCGGTCTTAGTGTTGAGGGTCAGCACGTGAGTTTGTGGCACTCAAGGAACTGGTTCGATCCCAGTAGACCGTACCAAATAATTGCAGGAGATGGATACCTGCGGTCACCAATGTATCTGGTCGTGTGAATGCATTGGATATAGGTTTAGGCTACCTGAAATGTCCTTGTACACGATCGTCTTATCCAATGAACCTACTCCGCGAAAAGGGAGATGCTGGATGGCAGTAACCAGCAACGAATTTAGGGGCGGCTGCTCAGACGGCGGATGGGCACGGGGCTGTAAACCTCGCACATAAGAAACGGAGTAGGTTCGAATCCTACCCGCCCCACCATTATACTGAACCCATAGCACAATTGGTGGTGCAAGATGCTTTTAACTTCTAGGTTACAGGTTCAAATCCTGTTGGGTTCGCCAAATTACTGGCGTGTAGCTCAATGATAGAGCAATCGACTGATAATCGATAGACGATAGTTTGATTCTATCCATGCCAACCAAAGTTTATGGTGCGTTCGGCTAGCGGTTAGGCCTCCTGATTTTCGCTCAGGTAAGAGGAGTTCGATTCTCCTGCCTCTCGCACCAATATTAACAGCGTGTAGGGAAGTCTGGCCGTTCCCGCAAGTCTTGGACACTTGAGATCGATGGTTCAAATCCATCCACGCTGACATAAGGCAGACCCACCGTGGCCTCGTGACGCGATTACTGCCTCCGCCATACGCGAAACGTGGGATGGGCTGCGTATGCGGGGTTTGGTGGTTTTCCTGACACAAGAAAAACCACCACTGTATTATTTCTTTTTTAGTGCAGCTACTAGATCAGCAAGAGCCTGATGATCTTCTTGAATATCTTTTAAAATTTCTACAAGATGTTCGTGATCTTCTTCTGCACGTTCTTCTGCTGCTTTACCAGCAAGGTTTTGACCTACCATAATAAGAGGTAGTGCAACAAGCTGGATAATACCGCCAGATACGTAAAATACAAAATCTTGTAAAGATGGTATTACAGATGGTAACATTGACCAAATGAAAAAGAAATATACGCACCAAATGCTTGACATCCAAGCTACTGTTTTTAATGCAATCGAATCGTTAATTTTAGATAAGTTCATGATAATCTCCTTCATGATGTTTAGGATAAAATATTTATAAAAAACACTTGACTATATAATTAAGTTAAGCTATTATAAGAATATAGAGTTTATTGGAGTGTGGCATACTTCTCTGGCAAAACATATGCATATAGATTATAATGGTGTTGACTTACATGGTTCTTGGGAATTAAAATATGCACAATATCTAGATGCAAATAATATAAAATGGTCAAGAAATAAAGATTCATTTGCATATTTCTTTGATGGAAAAGAAAGAAAATATACTCCAGATTTTTATTTAATTGATACTGATGAATATATAGAGATTAAAGGATATAAGACTGAAAAAGATATAGCTAAATGGTCACAATTTCCTTTACATAGAAAACTAACAGTTTTATTAGAAAAAGAATTAAAACAGTTAGGTATTCAAATTTAATTATTCCCAGATGACGGAACAGGTAAACGTACTTGACTGTTAATCAAGCGCCGAAAGGTTTGTAGGTTCGAGCCCTACTCTGGGAGCCAATTTAGCCCTTATAGTTAACTGGTATAACAGTTGCCTTGTAAGCATCAGTACCTAGTTCGATTCTAGGTGGGGGCACCACAATCGAAATGTCGGTTCACCGGACGATAGATAGCGCGCATCCAAGCTGCTTGGGTATAATGCAAAGGTGTTAGGATTTCGGTGGTTGTTCCTCAAATCAACCACCACAGAATTTATTGCGGGTTAGAGAAGTGGTCATCTCGTCAGTCTCATAAACTGAAGATCTTTGGTTCGAATCCAAGACTTCGCAACCATAACGTACCGCCCACGCCTCTCGACGAGTAAGATGCGCAACAGGGATCTGGAATTAACCAGTGATGACTCCAACGGGTCAACGGTTTCTATATGATCTAAGTACCATATGCCCATCCAGTGTCGACCATGTTTGGTGGGCTTGTCGCAATCTTAGACTACACGAGCCAACACGTGAGGCTCATCTTATTCGAGGAAGTGTGCAGGAACGGCTACTGCGGAGTTTTAAAATTTGAAATGTGGGTTCGAATCCCATCTTCCTCTCCACTAAATATTATTTTTCAAAATGGAGCTATATAATGAATGACGTGACTAATCAAGAAGTAAATCTAACAGATCAATCTAACACAGCAAGTATTGAAGCTGCTCTTCAGCAAGCTCAACAAGCAATTGCTTCTATTCCATTATCTACTAACCCTCATGTTTTGAGTACTGATCCCATTCCTCCAGTGCATCATATCAACCTTATTGATAACATTGCTGACATTACTGATTACATTAATGAGCAAACTCAAAAGCATAAGGAATTGAT